GACACGTCGAAGATCGCCGCCTCGGTGATCGTCCGGGTCACGTTCCCGGCGGGGTCTTCGTCCCACGACTCGCCCCGCGCTTCGGTGAGCGAAAACGCGAAGGACGACCCGAAGATGTACCGATCGCGGATCAGGGGCACGACCTCGGCCGTCGTCGGCGTGCCGACCGGCGGAGTGGCCCGGAACACGAGCCCCTTCTCGGTCTCCTGGATGTCGAGCGTGCCGTTGGTGGTCCGGCCGAGGACCGCGGAGTCCTGGTGGTTGTACTTCGCGACCACGTCGGCCTTACCGCGCGGATCGTTCGGTGCCCGGTCGAGGTACTTCCGGAAGGCCCCCGGCATGAAACGCTCTTTGAACCCGCCGAGGTCTACCGACCACTTGTTCCATGGCGGGGCCATGCCGACGATCACGGGCCGGCCGTCGTCGCGGGTCTCCAGGCGGAGCTCGACATCGGGGTCCGCGGACTGCGACAGGTAGCGGGTCTCGATCTGGTTCGACATGGTCACTCCCCTCCGGTCTCGATCGGCGTGGCCGACAGTTCCGATACCCGCTTCCCGACCGTGAACTCGGTCGGCTCGTCGTCGAAGTACACGCGGACGCTCGCGGCCGGCTCGGCCTCGGTGGCGGTGATCGCGTAGGCCGAGCCCTCGACGCCGAGGACGCCGTCGGTCATCAGGTGCTCGATGACGCCTTCGCCGCCGGCCCAGTACACACGCTGCCCGAGGCGGAAGCCGCCGGCCTCGGTCACCTCGTCGCCCGGGGAGTCGTCGATCGTCTCGCCGGTGTCGTCGGCCTCGTCGTCCGGCGTGTCGTCGGCCGGCTCGGTGACGGCCGCGGCGTCGAGCGTCGAGAACCCGAGCTGCACGAACGTCTGGTTCGCCGCCGGCGTGTCGAGGAGGTCGAAGTCTTCGCGGTCGCGGATCTCGTTCGGGGTGATCGCCCCCATGTTCCAGAGCGACTGATACAGGGCCGCCCGGCCCGCGGTGTCGGCCCGCAGGATTCCGCGAGTGTCGAGCTTCGCGTATACGTTCTCCCCGTAGACCGGCTGGAGCGCCATATCGACGGGCGACTCCATGCGTCGGGCCCACGGCAGAAGGCACCAGACCTGGGCGGAGAGGTGCTCCTGCTCGACGGTCGAGTATTTGTTCATCTTCGCGTCACCCAGAAGCGTGGAGGGCACGCCCCAGTGACGGCATACGTCGGGGAGGATCGCGTCCCGCAGCTCCTGGAACTGCGAGGCCTCCATGCTGTTCGACTCGATCGGCTTGAGCCGCGTCTTCTTCGGGAGCACGGCGGCCCGGCCGCGGTTCTCGGCCCCGCCGTAGGCCTCGTGCAGCATGTCCCGCAGGGCGTCGACCGCCGCATCGGGGACCTTCTCGTCCGTCTCGAGGACCATGTCGGGCCGCGCGGAGTTCTGCCAGAACGCGGTGGCCGCGGTGTCGAGCTGCCGCGCGAGGTTGATACTCGTCGCGTTCATCTCGGCGGGGGCGTGGCCGACGATGCCGTTGTCGGAGATCCACCGCCAATGCAGCACGGGCCCGGGGATCGGCTCCCATTGGCCTTTCTCGGTCCAGAACTTGTAGGTGAGCGAGTAGTCGACGGCCGACTGCTCGACCTTCACGCGGGACGGGTGGAGCGGGATCAGTTGGGTCATCCAGCCGCGATCGCCCGAGACTACGCGGGCATAGCCGTTGCCGTGGAGGGCGGTCCAGTAGGCCTGGAGAACGTAGAAGTCCCAAGCCGACTGCCAGTTGTTTGGCCGCTTCCGCAGCGTATAGGCGCATGGGAGGTCCGCCTTCTCGCGGCGGCCGTCCGGCCGCTCCTGCATGATCTGCATGGGGCAGATGCCGACCGCCTGGGCGATCCACCGGACGACCCCGAAGATCGCCGACACGCGGACCGCGGTCTCGGGCCCCACGACAGACGGCAGGATGTCGCCCCACGTCCCCGGCACCGGGAGCGTGGTCCGTCGGATCGAGATCACGCGCGGGGCCGCGGCGGCCTTCGCCGGGGTCCGGCGGCGGCTGCCGCGGCCTCCGGGGGTGGCCGGGCGTTTTCTGGGGCTGGGCATGCCCGCCAGTTTCCCCCGGCGGGCCCGGGCAGAATCTCGGCTATAAGAGTCGGATCTTCCAGTCGTCGAGGTTCGCGGCCTCGCCGGTGTCCTCGTCGGTGGACGCGAGAGCGAGCGCGTTCACGAGAGCCGCGATGCCGTCGATCTTCTCGTTACTCTTCGCCTTGTCGGGTTTGATCATCCCCGTGGGATCTGTGTAGACGCAGACATTGTTCGCGTTGAACGTCGCGACCGGGTTGGCCCCGTGCCGAAGCCGGCCCTCGACGACCAGGGCCTCGAGCAGCTTGCAAGACGAGTTGAGGTAGGCCGTCCGCTGCGGGATGTCCTTCGTCGTGATCCCCTCGCGCTGGAGGAGCGTCTCCAGGGCCCCGGCCTGCCACGGGTCGCAGCCCACGGCCTTGATCTCGTGGGCCTCGCCGAACGCGATGATGTCCCGAGCCACGGCCTCGTGATCGAGCCGGTGGCCGTCGGTCACGGTCACCCATCCGTCGCGGATCCACGCGTCATATGGGATGCCCTCGCGGACGCGGTCGGCCACGGTCTCGGACGGGACCCAGTACCGCCAGACGACGGAATAGGAGCCGTCGGCCTCCTTGAAGACGAACGCGGCCGCGGTCATGTCGAGGTTCGACGCCAGGTCGACGCCGACCCAGCACGGCCGGCCATCGAGCGGGGCGAGCGGGCCCGCGCCGCACTTCGCCCAGTCGTCGCCCTGGAAGAATCGGGCGTCGGCGGCCTGCCAGACGTTCAAGGAATACCTGAGGAACTTCGACATCTTCCGGGCGTCGGTCTTCGCGTCCTGGTAGTCGGCCGCGAACTCGTCCTCGGGGAACGCGACCCCCATCGACGGATTCGCCTTCCGCCAGACGGCCGGGTCGGCGTAGTCGTCGGTCTCGGCCGCGGCGTAGATCAGGCCATAGAACGTCGGGTTCACCTTCGGGTCCGCGATCACGAGCTCGCAGTCCTGCCACCATCGCCAGCCGATACCGTTCCGATCGGAGCCCGCCGTCGAGATCGAGATCACGAGACCGTTCGCCGTGCCGCGCGTGGCGTAGATCAACGCGTCGACCAGATCCGGCGAACGGAAACTATGGATCTCGTCGAGGATCACTGATCCGTTCAAGCCTTCGTTTCTCCACGAGTCGGAGGAAAGGCAGCGGATCTCCTTCCCGGTCTCGCGGTTCCGGATGATCGACCGCGAGTCGATCACCTCGAGGAGCTTCGAGAGCGTGGGCGAGGCCTCGACCGATTGGCGGACCATTCGATACATGGTCCGGGCCTGGAGGCGATCGTTCGCCGCGAGGAACACGTCCTGGGCGGGGGCGTGGCAGGTCGCCATGTACTGGGCGAGCTGCGACATGAGCGAGCTCTTGCGGTTCTTCTTCGGGACGAAGATCCCGGCCCGCCGGAAACGAAGCCGGCCGTCGGCGCGCCGCCAGCCGAAGAGCGGCCGGAGGACCCGCTCCTTCTGCCAGTCGATCAGCTCGATCCGCTGCGGGTCGCCGCCTCGTTCGTCGGGGTGACGGCAGAGGGTCTCGATGAACTCGACCGGGGCCTCGGCCGCCTCGGCATCCCACTGGTAGTCGGCGACGTACTCGGGCCGCTTCCGAGGGTCAGCCGCGGACGCGGAGCTTCGCGAGGGTCGCGGCTTCGGGGTCTTCGACTGGCGCTTCGCCATGCGTGATGTCCTGGGGGATCCGGCCGGCGGCGGCCGCCGTCAGGCCGAACTCCCGGGCGAGCATGACGTAATCCCGCCGCGAGTCACGCAGGAGCCGGGCGACCGGCGAGGGGGCCTGGCCCTTGTCGGTCGCGGTGATCCAGCCCTCGGCGGCGACCTGCTCGGCGAGCTGCTCGGCATCGGCGAACAGGTGGGCGAGCAGGCCGAACGTCTCGGCCCGGTCGGCGGTCAGGCGGCCGTCGGCCTCGAGGTCCGCCGCGTGGGCCTTCCAGAACCGCGCGGCCGCGGGCCTGGCGGTGACCGATGCCGGGGCCTTCACCGGGCGCGGTGCCGGGGCGGAGCCGGGGGCCGGGGGCGCGGTGCCGATCGCCCCGATCTGGGCCGCGCGGGCGACCGCTGCTCGGCTGCGGGCGGAGTTGGGGTCGGGGTGGCGGCCGCGGCGGCCCATGGGCGACTCCTGGTTCGAGAAAAGGCGTTCAGAAATACGCGCCGAGG